CAGTCTACCTGGTTCAGTGGCGCATTCACATACTATGTAACCCCGGGGCTTTCTGCCTCTAAGGTTGCTGCATATGAATCCGCTATGAACCACCTACTCGGGACTAGGCTTACGCCTCGTCTTTTGTGGGAGTTAGCACCTTGGTCATGGCTCTCGGATTGGTTCGTGGACACGGGATCGTTGATTAATAATCTACAATCCCAAATCCTCGACGGATCCGTTATGTGGTATGGGTATGTAATGGCCAAACAGACCAAAACAGACACATATTCACTTTCGGGCTACAAGCTGAAATTTCCGCATGTTAGTCCGACGCTGTCCCAGTCGTTTACGGCTGAGATAAAACAGCGTGTGAGAGCCACTCCTTTTGGGTTTGGATCATCGCCAAATAGTTTTACTATGAAGCAATGGTCCATCCTTGCTGCACTCGGCATTAGCCGTGTGTAGACTATCTAAACAATCAAACAACATCGAAAGGTAATGCTATGGCATTCGCTGATCCGCAGAGTTTTACACCTACTGGTGGCTCTGCAATCTCTCTCCCTAGGGTTTCCCAGGGAATTCTGTCCGGTCAGTTTCAGTCGGCTGATGCTTTGACTACGTTGTCGATCAACCATTCGGTTGGTCGCGACGGAATCAAGCGTCATTTTTACCGACTTGACCAGCAGAAGCTCGCAAGCGATCCATTTGTGCCTGCTAACTCGAGATACTCCAAGGCTTATGCCTATGTAGTCCTCGGTCAGCCGACCTTTGGATATACCGCAGCCGAGGTTGTTGCCTTGGCTGGCGGTCTTTTGACGGGGCTTACTGCCTCGACAAACGCTAAACTTACCCAACTTGTTGGGCAAGAGAGCTGAGATTTGGAGGGGGCCTTCGGGCCCTCTCCTTATCAGCGAGTAACCATGGCTAAGGGGGACCTTACCTCTCAATTGAAAGGGGGTCCGCGCATGGAGAATTCCATACGTAGCCTTATGTTACTCCTTCGATGTGTTCTCACTGATTGTGGGAACAGATGCGACACTCGTACCGACTTCGATTTCAAAAGAATCGAAGTTAGAGTCGAACATGAGGGTTTATCGTTTTTGACGATAACCCTTCCTCACTTTGGCAAGCTCTTCGAAAGAAGTCTTGCTCAAGGTAAGATTGACCCCGTTATGTTTAGTATGTTTTCTAAACATAAAGGTCTCCCTGCATTTCTGCAAGGTTTCCTTGGTCTTGTGTTCGATTCTGGTACTGGTATCCTTCTTAATGATCCATCAATTGATGCAATCTCTTCAATTCGTCAGATTACTCTGATGTTTGGAAAGATCTCTCTCCCCTGTGCTGAGCATAGGGTAAAGAGAGCAATTGAAGGATATATTAAGTGTGAGTTGGAATTGGGTGAATTGTATTTTGAGGACTCTGAACTTAAGGGTCTTCAACATGTATTCACTTATCTCTTTTCTGATATGCTTAATCGCATAGACAGAGAGATATCATGCGGGTTCCTCAACCCGTCGCACGGGCCCGGCAGTACTGCCGAGCGAATCTATGGGAATGATAAATTTTATCAGTCCACATGGACCGAGCGCCTCGAGAGCATTTTTCCTTATCTGGATTATGCTCTTCCTTCATACCGTTACCATGGTATGATTGAGGATGTCCAATTCCACGAACCTGGAGCAGAGTTACCCGTTCGGGTTATCACTGTTCCTAAAACGTTGAAAACACCGAGGATTATTGCCATTGAGCCGGTCTGCATGCAATATATGCAGCAGGCTATCTCAAAGCGCCTCGTGGAATCGATAGAGTCAGACAATAATCTGTCTATCGGATTTCTTGATCAAGGGCCAAACCAATCCCTTGCTCAGTCCGGGTCAGCTCTCCAACATCTAGCTACGCTAGATCTTGCTGAAGCTTCTGACCGTGTTTCCAATCAGCTCG